AAGCCTTTTACACTACATACAAGGTCTTTTCCTCCAGGTTCTCCAAACTCATTTTTAACATCCCTATAAATATCAACATAAGTTGGGAATTTATCTATTACTTTTTTAACTTTAGGTTTTATTTTATTAGCTATCATAAAATCCTGCTCCCATTAGGTTTATATTTCTTTGCTAGTCTTAACCAGTATGCACTATTATTAGCTAAAGTAAGCCCTCCTGGAAGTGCTATACTGTCATCTTCAGCTTTTAATAATAGGCACTCATATGCAGTACTATTTATATTGCCATTATTTTTATTTAAATAATATGCTATTTCTTCATCAGTAAAAAAGGGAGAAGTTTCCTCCCTTAATATTAATTTAAGTTCTTGAATTTCTCCCATATTACACCTACTTTTTAAATTTACATAAAACAACTTTAGCCATATTAGATACTGCTACAGTATAATGTTCATCAACTGATATAGCAGTTTTTCTAGCTAAAGTATTTCTTTCTGTTTCTAATCCTAAACCTTTTTTAAGATATATAGTTAATGCAGGAGCATCATCTTCTGTTTCTACATCATTATTTAATTTTATTAAAGGACAATTGTAATATGCACTAGTTCCATCTAGCTCGACCTTTTTAGAAGGGACTATCCTTGTATTAGCTATTTTACCAACTTCTCCAGTCATTATTGTATATCCTGGGTATTTGTCAGCTGATATAAAGTTAGCATCTTTTCTTAAAGTAGTTACTTGTTTAGGATTTACAAATAATACTTTTTCTGTATTTACTTCTTCATTAAATAAGTCTAACGCATCAACTATAGTTTCATAAGAGATTTGTTTTGTAGCTCCATCATATTTTAATTGTATTGAATCATCTGTTAAAGCTGACATTGCATCATTATCTATTTTAGAAGCTATGGATTTAGCTAATTGATTATTAGCTTCTCCTACTGGATTGCCATATCCACTTAATATAGCTTCATCTGTTAATTCAACTGCTTTCATGGCTTTTTTAACTGTAACTTGAGTTGTAGATGCTGTTAATATTGTAGTTCCACAAGCTACTCCCTCTGCAACATCTTCTGCATCTCCTATGTATGAATATTGTGGTATAGTTATTGTATTCCCTGCTTGTCCTTGTAAAGTAGTATCTATCTTAGCAAATGGTGCTACTACTATTTTTTGAGGTACTTTAGCTGATATCATATCTGCCATTACTTGTGGGTTTATTAAGTTATTTAATTTAGTTGTTCCTATTGACATTTAAAATCACTCCTTTTATTTTTATTCTCCAGATAACTCTGTGTACATTTCTGGATTCTCGTTGTAAAGCTTAACTCTGTCGTTGTAACTCATTTTATTAAAATCTTCTTTAGTGATAGATACTTTCCCACCTCTACCAAAGTTTCCTATACCTCCAGTATTTGATGGAGTATTATTTAAATCAAATAAGTATGAAGCATCTTTTTGTAAAGCCTCTATTTGTTCTTGTAACCCTTCAAGTTTGCCTTCTTGATACTTTATACTATTCATATCTAATAAAGCTTTTATAGCCTTATTATTTTTAGATTTAGCATTAGTTAGTGCACCGTCTAATGCATAGTCAAACTGTATCTGATTTATTTTATTTTTATAATCAGTAATAGTTTGTTTATTTAAAGCTTGCAAGTCTTTAATCTGATTAAGTAAGTTCTCATTATCTTTATTATTTTTAGATAAGTCAGCTAGTTGTGTATCTCTGTCTTTTAACTGTACTTCTAAGTCTTTCTTAGCTTGATTAACCTGGTCAAACCTAGATTTAGGTATAAAATTACCATCATCAACCATTATTTTTTTATCACCAAGCTTTTCTGTTACTTGTGAGTATAGTTCCTCACCTAATAATTCTTTTAACATAATATCCTCCTACGTTTTTTAACGTGGTTTCGACCACTTAGATTAAGTTAGCATTTAATTCTTTTACGTCTATTAATAGCTAACCTAAAAAGACGATAAAAAAGAGAACTTATAAAAAGTCCTCTCCATAATCTTTAAACCATTTATCTAGCTTATTATTTGTATCTCCATCTATCCAAGCTTTAAGTTCTGTACCTATTTCATCTAACGACATAGATATTACTGGTACTGTAGTACATAAACCGTTCGGATGATCTAAAGGAACATCTTTAACACTAAACACTTGATTATCTCGTTCCCTGCATAATTCACAGGTTCTCCCATGAGAATTAGCACTAATCCATTTAATACCTTCTACATAAGGATTTTTTTCACAACTTCTCTTTTGTGCTTGTTGGAATGCATGATTAACTGCCGTTCTAGCTAATCTTTGAGCATTATAATCTACTTTCTTACTAGTGTTAGGATATACCTTATTCCAATCCCAATCTTTAACCGTATTAGGATTAACATACTTTTCTAAATCTTTAGCTATTTCATATGTACTTTTCTTAGCAGCAATACCTTCTGCTATAACATAGTCTATATCTTTACTAAATTTATTATTATATTCCCATATCCTTTCAGATAAGCCTTTACGGTCTTTATAAGCTTTACCAAATAGTATCTCATTCATTGCATCTTTAGGTATCTTAGAAAACATACTTGAAAAAGTATCCTTCATATTCAAGTTGTACTGATTATTAATATCCATAAAAAAATCTAGCTGTACATTATTAGCTAGTTCCGATGATTTTTCTATATTCTTTTTAATAATCTTTCCAACTTGCCTATGAATAGTTCTAATTTCTTTCTCTAGTTCCTTTTTAAGCTCTTCTAAATATCTTTCTGATAAAGTATTAGGATTAACTTTATTAAGCTTTTTAGATACCTTTAAATACATATCATCGTATATCTTTTTTATCTGTTGTTCCTGCTTTTTAGCTAATTTAAGTTTTTTATTTTGAGCTTCTTGGCATAGTTTAAGATAATCTTTAGATGCCATTATTCTTCATCCTCAAGATTAGTTTCAAATTGACTGTAGCTATCTTCTAACATCTGCTTTTCTAGTTGTATTTGTTTTAACTCTTCTTCTGCTACTTCATCAGTAGTTGTTTGCCACTTCTTGATATATGTTTTTCTACTCATAACTTGAGTATTAACTTGTTGCATATCTAAAGTCTTTTCAGTATCTTCATCTTCTTGTAATGGATATTGATTTTCTACTTCTACTTCAAATTCTTTTAATTGTGGAAGCTTCTCTATATTATAAACTTCTACCATTTCAAGTATAGCTGCTATCATCCATTCAAGAGCAGGTTTCCAAGACTTCATTTTTTCCTCACATCTAGTAATTAGTTGCCAATATAAAGCTTTCATTGTTTTTCCTGATGTCATCATGCCTACCATATCTGCATTATTTATCATAGGTATATTTAACACTTCATGCATATCTGATTTAACTCTATTTAAAGTATTTTCCATTCTTGCATCATAGCCAAAATCAGTAGCTATAGTATTAATTTGTGCTTGTTTTCCATCTGCTGTAATATCTGTAGCCACATCCCAATAAGCACCTGGTTTTAACTTAAATTTTTCACTAGCTTTAGGATCTACATCTACACCATAGATAATTCTATTCATACCTTTTCTTAATGCATCTATATCCTCACTAGCTAATTTATTATAAGCCATAGCATTATCAAGCAATTCTTCTATATCTGATTCACCTTTTAAATCACCACTAAGGCCATCATTAAGTATTACATATGCAGGAATACCAGAAAGTTTTAAATCAACATTAACTGCAAGTGTTTCTATTAACTGACCATATCCATTATAAAAGGCTTCGTTTAAGATACATTTCCCTCCAACCATTTCATACTTTTGCTTCCATATGATCTGCTTAGTTTTATCTTGTTCCTGATTCATTTGATGGAAGAATATAATCTTTTTAAGTTCATCTACTCTATCTTCAAAAGGCTCATATACAAATTCTAAACTAGGTACAAACATTATACGTATACTTTTAGTAATTGTATCTGCATGAAGCTTTATAGCTATTCTTTTACCTATAAAACAATCTCTAGCACCTTTTATAAGTTTATCTTCAAATAAGTTTTTCTTAAGCATTTTTCGTATATATTTATTAATTTCTTCTGCTTGATCCTGCAGGCTATCTTCATCAACTTTAACAGTAAATGTAGGAGCTTTACCAAATAAGAATCTAGCTTCTTCTTTTATTAATTTCTTAATATAATTAGTTTTTTTCTTAGTTGGAGTATAATCTTGTTCATCAACTATCCAGTTTTGTCCTGGACCATCATAAATATCATAAAGTTTTATTA